GGGTTTTGAAAGGGCGTAGCCCTTCATCGCAAAGGTCGGCTCTGCTGACCTGCGAAGTTAAAATGGTTGCCCCCCTATATTATAATCGCTCCGCCGCCTTTTTTGTGTTTTATTAAACTAGTATGCGATAAAGCAAGCGCTAAAGCCCAAAATCTATCTGCGTGGCCGTGTTCGTTTCTTTTAGCATCGTATTTAAAGCTTTTAGCGCCTATAGTTCGCTTTATAGCGTGGATATCAGCTATCAAAAGAGGATCGTTTGGTATAGATATCCTTTTATCTTCAAAGGCTTTTTTAAGATTTAGAGCCATCTCCTCTTTTTTTGTATTACTAAACCACACGCCACTAACTCTAGAGCCAAATTTAGCATAGATATTCTCACATAAGTTCATCCCTATACCAGTCTTATCTATCTTTAAAACTGCTAGCGGATAGGTCTTTAAAAATCCGCTTATATGCTCTTCTTGCTCTTTAAATGTAGCTTTAGCTAGTATATCCATAGCTTGCAATGTATATTTATCGCTACTCACGCTAAGCAAAGCAAGGCTTGATCTATCGCTAATGCGTCCTACATCAAAACCAGCTAAAAGCGGCTCTTTAGAGCTTGGAGTGCTATAAGATAGTCTATCATCTACGCAAGATTTTATAAGTGCAATTGAGAGTAGGCTACTCTCATCATCTATAAATTGACACTCATACGCACTAGCCCATGTATCAGCATCAAATAGATTTCTCATAGTCTGCAAATCAAAATCCAAGCCATCATCTATAGCCTTATAAATATCGACTCTAAAGCGCTTAAACATATAGTATTTTGTCTCATCGGTATAGAGATTATAAAAAAGACTACGCTCTTCAAACGGCGTTGAAAGGATAGTTAAACGCCCTTTAATCGCTCCGATTGATGGGACAAATGCGTGCCAAATTCTCTTAGGATTAGCATACCAGGCAAACTCATCCATCCAGATATCGCCAGTAAAGCCCTGAACTGTTCTAAAGTTATTAGCTAGAGATTTTATATACGCTCCATTTTCAAGCTCTACTTCGTGTTCGCTATCTTTAGTAAAGTTTATACCATACTCTTTTGCCCACTGCTTCATATATCGCATCAAAATAAGAGCTTGTTCTTCACTAGCAGATAAAAATAGCTGATTTCTACCTGCAACTGCGCCTATTAGCGCATCAGCAGAGCTAACATATGAAAAGCCTATTTGGCGAGATTTTAAAACTATCCTAAAGGCATCATCGCTATTTAAAAACTCACGCTGATAATCAAAAAGACCGCCATGCTCTAAAATTCGCTTTTTAAGCTCAGTAGCTGTTGGTGAGTTCATATTTATAACTGGGCGTGGCTTATATTTTATGCTTTTTACCTTTTGGACGCCATGTTCGAGCTTGGCTAGAGCCCCGACTAATTCACTTAGCATTACGACTTCATCGCTTGATGGGTCTCTTATTTTGCTTAGCTCTTCGATTTTGGCTTTGGTAAATTTAATAGCATTTTCTACGCTAAAATTCTCTTTTTCATAAGCCTTTAGCCAACTAGAAAGCGTGGGGCGGCTAACTCCTGTTTGTTTGCTAAGTGCTAGGGCTGAAACACCGCTTTTAAGCAAATTTACGCACTCATCTTTAAACTCTTTTGTGTATTTCACTATTGTCCCTTTAAGCTCTTTTGCCAGCCTAGAATCTCTCTAGCTTCATTTACGCTTATGATACCGCTATCGATGAGATTTGTAACTATCTCGCCATCATCTTTGAAGTTTGTTACATCAATTGGTTTGAGTCTTAATTTGATCCCGATACTATCAAAAAAGCTCTCTATAAGCTCAATTTTTGGCTTTATCTCTATTTCGTTGAATTGATGAAGTTGCCCCATAAGCTCACCGCTTCCACCAAGGGCTGAGCTTTCAGTAATACCAAGTAGTCTTGGTGGCAAACCATGAGCTGCAGCTATCTCATCTCTGGCTACCTTTTTTAGCTTCTCAAAACTAATATCTTCTATCTCGCCAAGCTTCTCAAAACGAATTTTAGCATCTTTATCTCCTATGTCATTGCCAAATAAAACTAGAGTATTATGCGAATTTTGATAGCCTTTAAATGAGTTTCCAAAAAAATCTTTAAAGGCATCTAACTGCTGCTGCGAAGGCTCTGCGTTTTCATAAATTATAGCCATATCTGGTCTTGCGCCATTGTCAAAAAACTTCTCATTATAAATATCAGCTTTTTGATTTAGCATAATCTGCTTAAGTGTAGCTAAATAGTCAGGCTCGCCGTAGTAGTGGCTTTTTGGGCTATAGTATTTAAGGACAAATCCATCTAGCTTTTTAACTTTGTCATTTAAAACTTGAAAGATCTCTCCATTTTGACCAAGCCTTAGTTCATTGCCTTTGATATTATAGATATAAAAGCTATTTTTAGCCCCAGCACTCTCAATCCCAGCATTTCCATATAATTCTAAATTTAGAGCAAAAACTTTTAAAAAATATTTTGGGCTTATACCACCTGGTAGAAATTTGTCTATATTGCTTTGTTCTATCTCTATTTGAGAGAGTAAATTTGATTTTATTCTTATACTTCTTGCGTGATAGATATTAGCATAATATAGCTCTAAAAGCATATCAAAATTACAAAACGGATTTACATACTCATCGCTAATATTATCATCAATTAGCTGTTTGCTATCAAAGCTGCTTTTATATATAAATTTCATTTAACTCCTTGGTAGGCTGACATAGCCATCTGTGTCATTGTGTGAATGGTTTGTCAAATCGCCTTTAGCATCTCTAATATTGCCACTTACTATTAGATCGCCAGTTAAGCTCAAGGTTCCATTCATAACTACGCTTCCAGCGCCACCTTGGCTACTACTGGTAGAGATATTGCCTGCTATAGTGGTATTTCCATTTAAATTTATGCTTGGGCTTTCGATGCTTGTTGTAGTAGCATTTACGCTAACCTTTGTAGCTTCGATTGTAGCATTTTGACAAAGCACGCTTATATCATCACACGAGATATTTATACTCTTTGGACTAGCTATATTAAGCGTGTGTGAGCTGACATCATAGCTAATTATCACGCCATCACTAAACTCAGTAATTTGTATGTTTTCATCACTGCTTGGCGTAGGATATTTAAGAGTACTTATCCCACGGATAACTACTCCTGCATTTAGCTCTCCACGAATTGGCAATACGATACACTGCTCTCCAACACGCAAAGGCTCCCACGAAGTCTTAAAGCTATTTTGGCCAGTAAAAACCACAGGCAAAAAGTCAGTTATCATATCAGCAATAGCAACCCTAACCTTATCGCCACGAACTTCAGCAATTATGCCTATCTCAATCATTTTTTTTAAATCCTTTAGATAAAAGCTCTAAAATTTTGCCCTCAAAAGCTATTAGCGCATCAGTCCCAGCCCACGCACAAATACAGCTTATAGCTAAAGCGATTTTTTTATTTTCTAAAATATATAGGCCAAGCTCAAATCCGATATAACCAGTAAAAATAGCAGTAACTACGCCTAGTAAAAATTTTTTAAATAGGCAAATTTTGCTAGTTTGACACTCATTTAGCTTATTTTTTTCAAACAAACTAAGCACTCCACCTATAAAGCCAAGAATAATAACATATAGATAAATTCCTAATTTATTAAACAACTCATCCATCGCAACTCTCCTATTTTTATCTATTTTTAACGCACGAACAAAGTCCGTGCTAAAGTAGCAAACACTAAAGTCCCCATAAATGGGGTACCCCACGAAGTGGGGCTTTAGGTGGGTCAAGGGAGTGTAACTCCCTGTCGCAAAGACGGACTTCGTTTGTCTGCGAAATCAAAATGTTTGCCCCCAAATTATATAAATCCAAAATGGCAAACTAAATATTAAGCCCCTTAAGATCATAACAGTTAGCGACATCTACTCTTCTCCTACGCAGCTCTTAAGCGCTGCTTCTGTTTGTAAAAAATAGACCATTAAAGCTTTTTTAGACTCAAAAGTTTTATCATTTGCTGGCTTAATAGGCATTTTGCTTTGGCAACGCACTGGCACATAAACATCTTTATAGAGTGTTATAGTTTCAGTTTTAGAGCCACAACCACTAAAAGCTACTATCAAAAAGCCGCTCATAAGCCCTAAGCATAGCTTCGCACTTCTCATCTTTTACCTCTATTTTTTTTATTTTTTCTATATTTTTAGGCTCTATAATCTCTTTTGCCTTTATGCTTTGTAAGGCTCTATTTTGCTCATCTAGCTTGGAAGCACAAATAGAGCTCTCATAATTTTTTATAGCAAGATCTTTTTGTAGCTCTTCTATGATTTTGTCTTTTTTATTAAGAGAAAAATATAGATATGAGCTTAGCAAAAGAGCTGATATAAGCAGTAAAATCAAACTTTTATTTATCATTCATCCTCCAAAATTTCACTTGGTAAATCTCTATAGGCGGTGATTTTGAGATTTAGGCTATAGCCGTAGTGGCCATTATCGTCTATTTGTATAAAGCTTATCCCATCAAAGATATCTTCAGCAAAGATATTTTGCGCTTTTATAGTTCGCTCCCTTAGCTCATCTAAAAATGAGTATATAGCCTGGCTTGTTCTATTAAAGCTAACGCAATCTAAGCTAAGTCTAAAATAGATCATATCTTTTTGGTGTGATATAGGCTCTACTTTATCAAGCATTATAAATAGCCCATTTTGGTTTGTTTTGCCATCTAGAGCGTTTGCTTCTGGGTATAATTTTCTTAATTCTATATATATTCTTTCTAAATTCATATTTTAACTCTTTTAAATAGTGTTTAAAAAGCTTTAAAAGCTGTTTAAAATCGTTTAAATCTATTAAAGCCTTATCAAGATATTATTTTTACTCCGCAGTGGAGCAAAGCCCCACTTTTTATTTTTACCTATTTCTAATTTCGCAGACGAACGAAGTCCATCTTTGCGATAAACTTTACAAAAGTTTCTTTTTTAAGTGGGAAGGGGAGCGCTTTTTTGGCAGATGAGTAGCGTAACAGCAAAA